TCCACTCTTTAGGAGACTTTCCGTCTATCTTGGTTTTTGCTCTTTTCATGCCTCCGAAGTCCCAGACCCAGTTTCTCTCGTCTAATTTTCCTTCAAAATAGATTTTAAATGATATACCGTATCCATGTACATACCTACAGTGTGTTGTTTCTGCTTTCCATTGACGGAATACTGTACTAAACCCGTCAAAGACTTTACTTGATTGAAATTTTCCCATAACTTTAATTTAAACTAATTCTTCTTTAATACCAACTACTTCCGATAATATTAGCAAAATAGCTGCTATATCAATACTCCACCATAATGCAGCGTAACCTAGTATACGGATACCTGATTTGATGAATGAAATTTGTTGATGTAATTTTGGATCAGGAATCTTTTGTCCTGTTGCCTTAGTTAGAACCTCTTGCGTAGAAGAGTCCTTAGTAACCTTTTTTTTGTAATTTGCCATATCGTGTTTTTAAAGTGGTGCTGTGACACTATTATCATTCTTATATTAATATACGAAATTTATTTATATTATCAAACTTTTTTCATGTCCAACACGTATTTTTTGGTTTACGTAAATTTTATACCCTTTTTTGATAGCATTTATACAGAAACCTACATCTTCTGAAGTAAAATCTTTTATGTCGTTTCCGAAATTCATCCACTCTGGTCTAAACCAGGGATATTCCATACTCTCTATAACTCCTTTCTTAATAAGCATCCAACCAAAACCAGTGTACTCTACTGGGAATATATCCGGTTTTTTTGAGAGTATTTCATCATTTAAAAATGTAAACTTACTATTCTCTATAAACTCTTGATTATTATACTTTTCTACAGTAGCGTAACCTACTTGATCTTGCATTTTATAAATACCAGATGCTATGTCTTTATCCATATCCATTAACTCTTCGAATTGCTTTGGAGAAAAGAACATATCTGAGTCAATCCACATAATGTAGTCATAATCAACTGTACCGCCAAAGGGTTTTTGGTATATACCTTTACTCACATCTGGTGTTAAGCATTTTTGCCTGGCATAATACACATTTGAATCATAATGGTTGCTTAGTATAGGATTAACATTATTATTAATACACCATACAAAAAGGTTCGTCCAAGCTTTTAAGAAGTTGCCGGAAAAAGAATTTCCTGGTATACAAAATATAACTGTGATTTGTTCTTTATTCATAACTTATTATTTGTTGTCTCATCAGGTCTCGAACCTGAACTCTTCTGTACCAAAAACAGACGTGTTACCAATTACACCATAAGACAGGTAAAATATAACTAAACAACTCCCGAACATTGTCAGCGTACCAAGGATATCTCTGCATTGATATTTGGTTTACTACTCTTACGAGTTAGTTATTTTTAATAAGAGAGACATTTCGGGTCTTTCAAGGTTTCTGATTGGGTGCAATTAGAGACGCCTAGCTACTACAAACCTTTTTTCGCTAATTAATTCTCTCTACTTCCCAATTACAGCTTTACTGTCTCTCCTACAAAAGACTTACCCTGGGACGCTGTTCTTATGGGTAGCGTGATAAGTACTGTTGTTACTTAAATGGTTCGATTCCGTCTAGAATTGTCCCAGATTACTTTTCTGGATTTACCCAGCATAACGTACCTGCTAACCCTTTGGTTATGGTTACCTCTTTCCGAGTTTAATTGGGTGTTTCCGTTGTTTGATCTTTCAGTGCTCATTACTTAATACTATATTTAAAAATTATTGTGAATAGCATATAAATAGCTTACTACTAACATGGACCAACATGATCTGCAAGTATTTGTTTTACATGCGACTCTGCTACCTCGTAATCCACTTCTCCAGTTTCATCCTCATACTGTACGGGATCTTTTCTGCCAAGAGCAATAAAAGCCTCAATCCTCTCAACACTAGAAGCAGACTTATAATCGCTATTTCCCGAAGGATAAGGCTTATATGATGTATTCGTTCTCTTATAAACTTCATTAAAGTCGATTTTTAATTTAGCGCAAAGTATTTCTCCATCTTGTAAGATTCCAAATTTATCAGTATCTAAATAAGGAGTAAAGTACCCTACTCTATCTGCATCCCAATTTCCTTCTCTAAAAGCAGCATCATCTGCATCTCTAAACTCCTGTCTACAGTCTGGGTATACTGCATGATCTCCAGCATGAATACCTAAAGCAATATCACAAGTTTCTTCTGATTTATTAGCTATAGATAAAGCGACTGCTTGAGTAATAGAAGCAAACATCTTATTCCTATTAGGCACAACTGTTTCTTTCATATTATCATTTTCATAATGACCTTCAGGTACATCATCTCCTCCTTCTACTAGAGCTGAGTCTAATAGGTCTACTAATCCGTTTAGTTGAATTTGACGATAATTTACTTTGTGACCATTATCAGCAAGATAGTTAATTAACTGTTGAGCTCTTTCTAGCTCTACTCTATGCTTTTGACCATAATCGAATGATATACCAGTTACGGTATCATACTCTTTTAATGCTCTTAGTAATAATGTTGAGGAGTCCATCCCTCCACTAAGACTTACAACTACATGTTTTGCCATGATTTTCTATTTTTAATTTGCCAGGTATTGATAACGTATAGGCGGACGTTTTATTGTTCCATTACTGATGTAATTCTCTCTTGAATTTCTCTATAGGTTGTTACATACTCTTTAATTGTAGAGTAGTCTTTTCCTGCATTAAGTATTTCTTCTGCTGCTTTTTTTAGAGCATTTCCAAAGTTTGAAGGGTAACATACTGTTTTAATGTACTCTGTATCGTTATCACCTTTAATAACTCTCTCATATAAGGTATAACCTCCGGTTTGTGATCTTGATACAAAGAATGGTTCTAATGCTGGATCTGTTATTACAGTATCATTAGCTGAAATTGAATCTGGTTTTCGTAACATTTATTTTTGTTTTAATTTAATATTAATTCTTCTAATTCGGTCTCTCTTATTACTCCTGATCTAGTTATAGTTTCATTCTCTTTAACAATAACTGTAAAAGGGATTGACCTAATTTTATACTCTGCAGCGATTCCAGTAGTATCGTTTTCAATATCTACTTCTACAAATTCAACACTATCTCCAAGTTTTTCTGCTACTTTGCCCCAGGATTTATTATAAACCTTACAAGGTCCGCACCAATTAGCATAAAATTTAATTGCTTTAGTCATTTTATCTTTTAAATTTAGGTTTAGTAAAATTGTTCCTAACTGGTGCGCCGCTACTCTTCTTAGTAACTGCTAACCATTCTTTTAATTGTTGAATTCTTTGTTTTGCTGAGTTTTTAGACATATTGTTTATTTTATATTAATATACGAAAAATATACATAGGAAACAACTTTATCCATCACAACTTAGACAATCTGTTGATGTTCTACTCCCTATATCTCCGTTTATTACTGAATCTGTTCTAAGGTAGTATAACGTCTTTACTCCCAGTCTCCATGCAGTTTGATGCACTTCATTGATAAACTTAGGATTGTCTGTTGGATCAAAGGCTAAGTTAAGTGATTGAGTTTGATCAATATACTTCTGTCTTGCAGCTGCTTGCTCAACTAATTTTAACTGGTTAATTTCTGCAAAAGTTAAGAAAATAGGTTTATCTTCTGATGGCATTATTTCTTCTGGTAAGTTAGCAATACTTCCTCTATCTATCATGATTTGGTCCCATACTTCTTCTGTATTGTGTCCTTTTTCACTTAAATATGTTTCTAAAGCTGGGTTCTTTCTTATAAAAGTTCCTTTTGCTGAATTAAAAGTATATGAATTAGCGGGTACAGGTTCTATTCCTGCAGATACTCCGCCTGAAATTGTTGAGTTTGAAACGGTTGGTGCTATTGCTAACAAATGACTGTTTCTCATACCAGTGCCTTTACACCAGAGTGGTTCTCCGTACTCATCTGCTAACTTCCTTGAAGCATTTTCAGCTTTTTGCTTAATGTCAGAAAATATCTGATGAGTATAAGAGGTTGCTGCTATTGAATCAAAAGGTAATCTTTCGTTCTGCAGGAAAGTATGCCATCCCAATACTCCTAATCCTAATGCTCTTCCTTTTTTAGCAGACCTATGAGCTCTAATTAATGAATCTCTACCGGAAGTTTTAGCTAAAAATTCTTCCAGTACTCCGTCTAAAAAGTAAATTGCAGTTTCTACTAAATCACTATTCTTCCATTCGTGATATTTAGTTAAATTTAAAGAAGATAAGCAGCATATAAAACTATGCTCTTCATCAGTATGTAGAGTAATTTCTGAACATATATTAGTCATAGAAACATCTAAGTTATTCCTTTTATATGCTGGTGGGTTAGCATTATTAACAGTGTCCTTAAACATTATATAAGGTTCTCCTGTTTCCATACGCGACTTCAGTATAGTTACCCACGTACCCATAGCATCAACGTCTCTATGCTCTAATTTTTGCATAAAGATATCATCCACTACAACGCATTGATGAAGGTTTAGACACTGTCTATTAGGGTCTCCTTTAGGTCTTCTAATTTGTAAGAATTCTTCAATATCTGGGTGATTTATGTCTAGGTTTACAGAAGCTGCTCCTCTTCTTACTGCTCCTTGATTTGTTGCAATAATAGTTGAATCATAAATCTTAGCCCATGGTATAACACCTTCTGATTGACCTAAGCTTTCTTTCCCTATTTTTTCTCCTCGACCTCTAACCTTAGATAATCCGATTCCTACTCCTCCTCCTAAAGAAGTTAGTCTCATTAATTCAGCATTTGTAAGTCCTATTCCTCTTATAGAGTCTGGTGTATCTATTCCAAAGCAAGAGATTGGTAAACCTTTATCCGTACCTGTATTAGATAAAACCGGAGATGCAAGGTTTAACCAGCCTTTCCACATATACCTAAAAAACTTATTCTCTAAATCAGGTCTATCTAATCTTTTTGCTATTGTTGAAGCGACTCGCCTATATGCTTTCTTAGGGGTTTCATCAGGTAGTAAGTAACCTTTAGAAATTGTTGCTATTGAAATATCATTCATCCATTCAGGATAATCTTTACCTGACTCCCACGCCGAGGTATCTACTGTTATGCTCATATGTCCGCTTTGTGTTATTTATTAAAATGCTGTTGACCAGTCCATTGTACCTTTACTATAGTTTGTCACTCTACTAGCAAAGAAATCTGTTTGCTGTTTTCCTGCAATTACTGCGTCAAACCATTTCATTGTCTTTAATGCTCCTTTATCTATTTGTTCAGATGGTATTAAAGGTGCAAGACCTAAATCACCCATTTTTGTGTTAACTCTATGACGTATAAAGTTCTTTAAATCCTCTTTAGATAAATTCTCTAAATCTCCTTGTTCAAAAACCTTATCTATAAAACCAAATTCTAAAGTAATTGCTGCTGTAGCTGCTTCTCTAATATCTGCTTCTAATTTATCAGTTTTTAATTCTGGATGTTCATCCATAAGAGTTCTGAATAACCAACATCCTGCATTACTGTGTAAGGATTCATCTCGTACTGACCATTCCACTATTTGACCAACACCCTTTAGTAAGTTTCTCATCTTAAATGACAAAAGAACTGCAAAAGAACTAAAAAGATTTACTCCTTCTGTAAATGCTGAAAAGATAGCTAATGATACAGCTCTAGAATGCCAATCAGGTGTTCCATCATGTGAATCTCTTACTTGCATTAGATTTTCAATTTTTGCCATCGTAGCTTCATCTTCTAAAAATTCAGCAAAATCATCTAATCCTAATTCTTCATTCAATAAAGAGTAAGCTTCAGCATGTATAGTTTCGAATGAACCAAAGGTTACCCCCATCATAATAATTTCAGGTTTTCTAAACCAACTTGTAACTAAATTAGTCCAGTAATCATTTACTACGGTTTCTGTTTGAGCAAATCCTTTTAGTATCCCACCTATTAAGTTCTTTTCATGTGGTTTTAAATTTGATTTCCAATCCGTAACATCTTGTGCCATCGGTACTTCTGTATGTAACCAATGTGCTTGTTGTTGTTTTAACCAGTAATCAAATGCTTGTGGGTATTCGAATGGTTTATATACCACTCTTTCATCTTTTAAACTCATATATCTTTATATATTAATAATTAATTTAGACAAGATATCCCCAAGAGCGTTTTTAGCTTTCTCTTGAGGATACCATTATAAATATGGCGTTATGCAGTATCTAAACGCTCAACACTAAAAAACTTTTTTGCTAACTCTTTATGGGTAGTTGTAACTCCGTTTTCATTCGGTATTAAATCCTCCATATCTGCTTGACCTTCAAAATCTATATGTCCATTATTAGTGTCCATTTTTAAATTATAAGTCATACCATCCATACCGTACCTGTTCTTCATAATATGCCATCTCCCTGTACCTAGAACTTTATCTTCTTTCATTCTAGATAAAGAAAAACACATATCTGCTACCATCATCTTATCGTATGATCCTGCTGCTTTATCTCCTTCAATGACTGAGTCTTTAGCTCCCATTCTGTTTACCTGTGAGGGTGTTATCACTGGGATTTTAAACTCTTTTGCTAGTCCTTTAGTAGCAATAAACACATCATCAATTTCATCTTTACGTTCAGAAAACTTTCCTTTAGAAGGAGCTCTTAAATAATCTACGTAATCTATAACAATAAGGTCTGGTTTATGATCCATATCAATACATTTCTGTATATGTGACTTAACTGTGTTTACTGTAGCTCCTTTTGGTGCGTATTCTTTAATAATCAACTTACCCTTAAGGCTATCTACATGTTTTTGTACTTCGTCTCTATGATTATTTACTTCATCAATTGAATAACCAGTAAAGTAACAGTCGAAACGTTTTCCTACATAGTCTTCACCTAATTCTAAAGTATAATAATTAACATTAAATCCTAGCTTTACAGCATGTGCTGCCATTGCTACACAAGTCCAACTTTTACCTCCTCCAGGGTTACCGAATACTATTGCTAAATCTCCTGGGCCGAATCCTCCTTGAATACTTTCGTTTAAAACTGGCCAAGGTGTTGGAATAGTTGGTCTATAGTCTGTTCTATATCTAGATTCTACATCCTTATTAAACTCGTGACCTATATTCTTATCCATTCCAGCTTTCATAGCTGATTCTACCATATTACGAATACCGTCGAAATCTCCGTCTTTTAATAAGTCGGCTGAGCTTAGTATGGCATGCTTCATTTCCTGATTCTTACAGAATCCTAAAAACTCTTCTTGCACATATTCTAAATCATCTTGAGAAGCTTGGTATGAGTTTCGTAACTCTTCTTTTAATGCTACCTGCAAAATTTCGTTTTCTAATTTCTGTAGCTCCACCTTTAAAACGTCCATAGTAACAGTAGTATGATACTTATCAAAGTAAGAAATAATTTGAGTTATAATCCACTTATGTGAATCTGCGTCAAAATACTCTTCTTTTAAAACATCTCGTATCTGTAGTAGGAACGATTTATCTGTTAGTAGTGAGCCTAAAACTTTTAATTGAAAACCTTTTCCGTACTGCTGTAAACCTTTTAGTGTCATATTGTAACCTTTATTTATTTAAATATAATGAAATTTAACGTAAGAAGCAACTAAAAAATGCTTTATCTTTAACCTTACCCTACTTCTTTTTGAAGGCAGTTAAGCCTCTGTAGTTCTCTAGCCATGCTTCGGTATTTTTAGTAATACCCTCGATGCCGTCTAATTCTAACATTCGTAAAAAAGCACCTGTCTGTAAGTCAGCTATTGGTTCTTTAATTACATCGTTAACGTACTTCTTCTCTTTTTCATCTAAAGCAGTAATATGTAAGTCCATTAATTGAAAATTAGTTTCAACTCTATCCCATTGAGTAATAATCTTAGGAAAGATCTTTTTAACTTTCTTTTCTTCTAATTTAGCTTCACATATATCGTAAACATACTGTAAAGTAGTACCTGGTTTATCTATAAGGTCAGGAAATTCTGATAATATAGTCTTTATCCCTAATCCTTTAACACCTGCTAAATTATCGGAGTTATCTCCCAGTAATGCTTTGACTACATTATAATTTTCCGGAAGAACCTGTAGTTCAGCATTTATATTAGATTCTGTAAAGGTTTTCTTCTTTATTGGTGCATATACCTCAACGGTATCGTCCACTAACTGTAAGAAATCTTTATCTGAAGATACAATAGTGCATTTTTTGACGTCTGATACTGATGATTTCTTAGCTAAGTATGCTATTATATCATCTGCTTCTAATTTCTCTAACATCATAGATTGCATTGGAAGACATTCCAAATAATCCTGTACTCTTTGCAATTGACCTATTAGAGCTTCCATTTCCTGCTCTTTAGTATCATATAAACCCCAATGAGTTATTCTACTTGTAGCTCTTTGAGCTTTATAGTTAGGATCTACATTCTTTCGATTTGCTGATCCACCTTTTCCGTCCCACACTATTATTACCCTTGTTGGATCAAATATTCGAGTCACATACCCTAAGGAGCGGAGGAACCCGACAATGCCACCAATGTGGGAGCCTGAAGGGTTCATCGCTTTTAGGAGTGAAAAGCTACGAATTAACATATTCATAGCATCTATGACCAAGATATGGTCGTTCAACTCACGGGGTGGGGTCTCTTTTAAGTTATTGAGTATATTTTCGTATGCCATTAATCTAGTAAATTAGGAGATATTGGTGTTTCTTCTAAATCTCCTTCTTCGATTAGATCAAAGTCTACAGAACCAACTAGTTTTAACCAGTGTTCTTTATGAGCATCTCTATACTTATCAATAGCTTTCTTATCATCTTCGATAAATCCATGAGATGTCATAACTACTCTACCTCTTGACTGTACTCCTCCGATATGGTTCTTTTCTATCTGAATATTAGTTCTTTTAGCAAATTCCACTTGAAGTCCGTTCTTAACAGCTTTAATTTTAGAGGTTCCAGGATTAGTAATATTACCAAAGGTAACAACTAATGTAGCATCGTACCACATTGACATTCCTCCTTTGTTCTGTAATTTAGGTTGACCCATAGGGTGTTCCGGTTTCATAGTCCATACCTTATTAATAGCAACTAACGTATTAGTATAAGGTGAGTTCTCTTTTCTTGATAAAAGAATCTTTTGATTCAAGTTATTACCGAATTGAGTAGACATTGCTCCTGCATTCCATTCATTATTGTTCTTATTAGAACGTACTGATAGGTCGCAAGGTATAGAACCAATTGAATCCCAAAAGAAACACATATCATAAGGTAAGTTTCCTTTTGCCTGTTCGTCCATTAAATCAGCCATATAGACTGCTACTTCTTCAATAGTGTTTAATGAACCTCTATCAGCATAAAGGAAATGCCCTTCGTAATCTACTACGGTACCGTTAGCATCTTTTACTTCATCAAACTGTAAGCCCATTTCTTTAGCATGTTCCCATGACCATTTCATCTCTGAAATTACAAAGACAGGTAAAATTCCCATCTTTTGAGCGTTTACAGCTGCTTCTAGTAAAGCTGTTGTTTTTCCAGTATCACTGTGACCTCTTAATAAGGTAATATGACCTGTCGGTATTCCCGGTAGAGAAGTAATTTCTTGAAAAGCCTTAGAGAGGGGAATCCACCCCTGCTCTTTGAACTTTACAGAAGAAGAGGAATATCCTTTTTTCTTCTTGAAATTACCTAAATTAAATGACTTCTGCACACTAGCAGTCGCCTTTGCTTGTACTTCCTCTTTCTTTTTTGCCATATCTATTCGTTGAATAAGTCATCAAATTTATTAACTGTGTCTTTGTTGCCAGCCGTAGCTGTTTCCAAAGTAAAGTCAGTTTTTTGTTGACCTAAGCTTTCTGGCATAGTTTTATCTGTTCCTCCTGGAGTACCGGTAGTACTCTCATCTGCTGATCCTGGGTTTAGATAATTCTGTAGTTGTTTCTTAATATAATCGTAATCATATTGAGTATGTACGTCTACAGGATTTGGTTGTGTTTTTAACCATGAATCTACTAAAGTGTTATTATCTGATAATGGTGTTTGTTTTGGTTTAATTCTTACAGTTGTAGTTGGGTAAGGATTTCCTTGTTGTTGTTCTACAACTAAATCCCATCCGTTAATTACATCTGTAAAATCACCTACATCCTCATCTTCAGCTAAAGCTAAAAGAGCTTTGTAAATAGTAACACCAAATCCCCATAATCTAACTCCTTTATCTTCCTCTCCTCTTATTACTACAGGAGCAAAGACTCTAGTTTTAGGGTTAATTTTACCAGATAAAGACCAATTGTCTTTGTCATTAGTTTTTCTTAATTCCTTAACAAATTCCTCAATAGGATCCTGTTTACCAAAGTTAGATAAAGCAACCATCGGGAATTTTCCAATTCCATAATGAAACTTTAACTCTTTAAAAGGAAAAGCAGGGTCAAAAGCAGAGGGTACAATACGTACAGTCTGTTTACCTAGTTCGGGTTTCCAAAAAATCTTAGAATAGTCAGTTTTTTCTCCTACCTGACCGTTGTTGTTTAAGGCATCTAGCTTAGCCTTGATTGCATTTAAATCCATATAACTTATTTTTATTAATTTGTAACTTATTATTAATATACGAAAAATATATTAACTCTCCAACTCTATTATGTTAAAAAGTTTAGTATTTATCCTTCGTAATTCAGAACCCTTTGTTAATAGTATGCAGTTTTTAAAATCTGACCAGTTAACTCTATAGGAAGAATCCAATTTACCGTCGTTAAGATCTTTAATTAGGGTATTTAGAGCGTTAATTGTGTAGAGAGTATTCGTTTCTTTTTTTCTATGTACTAGAATAGTATTATCTAAAAAATTTGAAACATTTCCAAAATCTACATTATAGGTACAAATATATTCGTTTTGACTTTTTGAATAAAGTACAAATATTTTACTGTATACTATTTTATATTTCTCCTGAATGGAAGTAAGTACATCTTCTAGTGTTTCTTGTGTAGAAAATGTACAAAACAATTTATTGCTCATATCATCGGTGTAATAGGTTGCGTCGAGATCGTAATCGAACGTTGGTGCTGTAACTAATTGCATTTTATATAAATATTAAATTGTTTTATAAACCTAAATCTTTACTGTATTTAAATTTTACTGGGTATTTATTATCTTTTTCTAGTATTTTCTTAATACCTTCTAATGTGTCTTTGCCATCTTCTTTACTAAAATCGAAAAGCAATGCATCATATGTATATAGGACTAACTTAGTTTTCTTACCTACTAAGTATTTAAGGATATCTTTTAATATAAGAATATTATTTGAGGTCTCCAACGATTGCATCATATAATTCATTAATTTAGCTGGATGCATTTCTTTAAGGTTACTTGTGAAGGGTTTCCCAGACTGTGGATTACATACAATTCCTGTCTCTTTATAGACTGACCACATATTATCAATAAATTCCTGTATTAATTTAAATATTTTGAGGTCTTTATGTTCTTCGGGTATCTTTCCGTATATAGCTTGAAAGTTAATCTGTTTGGCTTCTAAATACTGTTCATCTGTAATATCCTCAGTACCAAAGTAATGTTTTGCTAATTGTTTATGAGCAGATTCACTGGTAAGTGTGTACTTAATCTGATCACAAAGTAACCTAAGGTGATAACCATCAAAATCGAACTCAACAAAATAGTCTTGGGTTGGAATGAAACATTCTCTGTGTTGTGCACTCTTAGGTATAGCAGCGAAGTTAACAGAATTAAAAGCATTAGTAGGTCTAGAAGTAGCATTATATAGGTTGTAGTAAGTTAATATTTTGTTATCCTGTATATTATATTGAGGTTCACGTGGATTAAAGTTTTCTATAAAAGAATCATGTTTAATCCCTAACCCGTTTTGCTCTATAAGGTAAAATACTGATATTGCTGTATGGTTATAGAATTCAAAACCATCTGGGATTGTATAGTCTATTACGTGTTGTACTTTATTAAATAGGTTTTCACAGCTTTCGTATAACTTCGAAATCGGAATGATTTGATTTATATTCTTATTTAGTCTATGTAACCTATAAAAGTAGTTTAATGTGCTGGACTCTCTTACGAATTCCAGTCTTTGGTATTTCACCATTGAATATAAGAGTGATACATCTATTACTCCAGGTATATTAATATGGTAGAGCAATTTTTTCTTATCTAATGTATATACTTTATTGGAGTTTTTTAGAATGTCTATAACACGATTTTTATCTACATTTATACCCTCATCATGTTTAATTGGTATTATATATCCATTGGAATTGTCTAAACATTTGATATATATTGCTACAGTAAAAGTTAACTTAGGGTGGTAGTTATCATTAGAGCTAATAATATCAACATAGCAGCCTGTGCTTATTAGCTTTTCTAATAATTTAAGTTTTGATTCTTCTTCTACTATATAAAACATTTATAACCTTTTATATAATATATGAAAAATAAGCTAAGCTACAAACTAATAGTTGTTATTTCTTGAAATATAATTATTAGGGGAGCTATTACCTGAGTTGTTATTTGCTTCGTCAAAGTATTGAGACCCGCCTCCACCTCCGCCGCCACCGCCGGAATATGTACTTCCTCCAGAGGGAGGAGTCTGGGTAGAACCGTTATATGGTATTAACTGTCTGTGAGGTTCGTCTGTATGTACTGCTCCTTCCATTGCTCCTTTAGTTGGATGTACATGGTAAAACCCTTTATAGAATTGAGTAGAGCCTTTGACTTTAAACCTACCACCAGAGGTGTATAAGTTATTTTTTATCTTTAAGGTTTTTTCTTTCTTAGGCTTAAACCTTGGCTTTACATTCTTAATTGGATGCTGTTGAACTGTTGGAGTTTGTTTCTTTATAATTCTTGTTTGTTCTTTTGGTGGTAATTCTTCAAATGCATACCCTTCAACATCTGACTCTATGTCTGCGAATTTACCGTAATCGGTTATGTAGTCATCTACATTAGGAACCTGTAGTGATAATTTAAGTATGTTTTCTCTATTACGTGATGCTGCTCCTTTAAAGTTGTACCCTTGATTAAAAATATCTTTTACTGGTTTCTCTACTACCCAGTTTACTTCACCGGTTTTTATATAGAGAAACGTTTTAGATAAGTCGTAGTTCTTTTTTAACACTTCTGTCACTTCACCGTTTCTCGTATCATGTATAAAGTATCTCTTAAAGTAACCTGTTTTATAATCCTGTGGAGTGGGGTATGAACTTTCAGCTGTGAATGTACTACCTTCTCCAGCAAACTCTTCATCATGTTCGTGATCTGGTACTTTTTCTATTTCCTGTGATGACTCTGTAGGACCTTTACCTGTAAATGTTTTTCCTTGAGGTGTTTGATAATAAGGCCCCTCATAAGGAGCTCCATCTGCAGCTACTGTAAATTGCCCTAATAGAGCGAATAATCCTTTAATTACTTTAAACGCTGGTAACCACATATTATGCTGTATAAGTTTTAATTTTTCCTGCCAATGCTAATTTTCTTGATTGTGCCAATTCTGCATTACCTTCAGAACCTTGTCCCCAAGAGAAGTGGAAATGTACTCCTGAAGCTTTTACGGTCATCTTTTTATATTCATCTAAAAATCTAACAGAGCCGCTACCGCCTGCTGCAAATCCTTGTAATATTGCTAATACTTTCTTGTAATTACTAACTGAATAAGGTACAATTGTAAAGTCTAATGCTCTACCAGCCTTATGTCTACTTGTGTATGCTGTTATATTCTGGTGAAATTTATCATTACCGGAAGTAAATCTTAACTTAATACCGGGTGCTTCTGATTTCACTGTGTTTATCAAGGCAGTACCTATCTTCAAAGTATCTGCAGTTATATCTCCTCCATTAGCTAACTCTGTTCCTTTTTCAGAAAAACCAGCTGATTTAATTACTGTTCTCAGTTGATCTGCATTTGGAGTTTCACCGGTCGATATAACTACTGGATCATTATATCCTGGTGGTTCTGGTTGAACGGTTAAATCCACTAGAGCGTTTACATCTACAGCGACATCTCTAACCGGTAACATAAACATGTTGGTTTTTAAATCTACAGCCCATCTGTTGTCTGAACCAATTTTATGAGAGACTCCTGTAATTACAAATCCAACTCTTTCTCTATATCTTTTTGGAAGAATATCATCAGTTACACTAAAAGCTTCTCCTATTCTCAATCCTGCAATACCTTGCATTGTTAAGTTCATTTCAATAGGAAGTAATATATTAGTAGAATTAGGTTTTTGTTCTACTCTACTTTTAAGTTGATGCATTTCAAGGCAGAATTGCATTGCCTCTCTATGAGATATAGCTATTGAACCAAAATTACTATTATCGTTAGCTTTAACTGTAGCATAGTTATAATATGCTTTAGCGATTTTAATTTTGTTTTTTTGTCGTGTTTCTGAATTTCTTAGGCTATCCTTAGGGAATTCTTTGTTATCTTTTTTTTCAGTGGTCTTACTACTACCCCATCTATCAATAGCTCCATTATTGAACTGAACCAAATTATCTTGTCCTGATAGTTTTGAATCACCTGCTGATGCAGCGATTGCTAACATAGATGCCATGTTTCCTGAGATCTTACTAGAAAGTCCGTAGGATGTCACTAAGGACCCTAGTCCTATTATATCAATTGTTGGTAGTTTATCATCTACCTTAATTGGATTATATAGTTTCCTATCTATTACGATCCATTCATTGCTGTCCTTCTCTAAGTGTAAATCTAAACTATTTACACTCCCTAAGCTAGTACTCACATCCCGCAGTACTGTTTTAACTAATTGAAATATAGAAGTTTCGGTATCGTTATTTTTTAGGTTCTCTAATGACGACCTTTGAATTCCCTGTAAGTATGATAAGTTAATTAATATATTTAAAGGAGATTCTGCTTTAAGACCTTTAGCATCATTTAATTCTTTAGGAATCTTAGCGTTAGATTTATACCCTGACCCAGTAAATTCTTTAACAGAAGGCATAATACCTTCTTTAAACTTTATATTACCCGAACGGTAAGGTATACCGCAGATATACGGATCACCTGATACGTGACCGGGGAATGTAATATACTTTTGTGTCTCTACATCGAGGTTAAACCTTGTATCATCTGCTCCAGAATCGTCTCTTTCTAAAATTTGGGTATTAAGAATGTAAAGTAAGTCTCTAACAGTAATAAAGTATTGATGATCTGTACTATTATCTTCTGTTGTATCTGCTGCAGAAGCTAGACCTGATTTATATACTTTAATACTATTATCTTTAGGGTATAGTTTCTTTAGGTATTCTTCTAGTTTAGAAGTATTAGTAAGAGCTTTAAATACTTCTAGAAGAAGATCGTGATCATCTTTTTTTGCTTTTCCGGATGACTCCGATGAATTTCCTTCTACATATTTTCTGTGACCTTTCTGGTCATCGTACCCGGTATAGAACGTAGACTTTACAGACTCTATAACTTCTCCTTTGCTCATTATTTTAACTGAACAATCGTAACTTCCATCTGTACCGTAATCCCAGCTGAAGTTAATAACCTTGCCAATCATTGCATCGTAGTTATTACCAGAGTCTTTTTTTTTCTTTTTTACCTCAGCTGTTAACTGTTTTATGGTCTTAGTTGCCTTTAAGAAATCCGTAGTAATAGATCCGACATCATTTTCCATTTGACCGTTATAATCAAGGTAAACACTATTTCCCCACTCTACCAGCATCGTAAAACCTGGTTTGAAGTATAGTTTTTCTATTATATCTAATTGTTCTACTGACCAAGCTTTTATTTTTATTTCTGCTTCCCTGAGTGTACCATACTGGCTTTTAGATATTATAGTAAAATCAGATATCCCCATCATTGGTACATATCCACCTACTTCACTAAATTCATAAGAACTTCTGGTTGGAATTTCTGTAGTCCTACTTATGTCCAATCCGGTTTTTCTAAATTCCTGTAGTTTGCCTGATTCTAAGCTCTGTATTTTATTGTATACGGTTCCTCCAGATAAAATATTCATCTGTGCTAATACACTATCTTTCCCTTTTTGATCATAGTAGTTTTTAATATCATCCTTATATGATGGACTTCTTTGTGCTGCTATTACACTGTTAAGGTATGCTTCTTCTGAAGCAGGTAAGCTGTTAACTCCTGATACTAGCCTGATATACGAGGTTTGGTTGTTCAAAAAAGAACTTCTTAAAATATCTTGTGCTCCATTCTCATCTGTAAGTGCCATTTTGCGGTACTTCAGTTGGTATGTTACGTTATCATTTAATGGTACACCGAAAGTTTTTGCCATTACCTATTTTTATTAAGTTCTCTATACTCGTCTTTTATCGCCTGTATATCGGAAGGTATTCTTAACTGTCTACCTGGTTCTACTACTAGTGAATCTTTTTTACTACTGTTGATAGATGCAATTACCCACCATAGTTGAGGGTCTTTGTAGTACTCTAATGCTAACGTATCATATCTGTCTCCTGAGGTCGATATAACGTATATATCAGAATAAGATGGTTTAATTACTGGGAAGATAGTGTTCTTCCTGTATCTTATGCCGCTCTTAGACTGTTTTAATAAAATGTCTTTATATCTATTCATCGTTACTGTTTGCTGTTTGCTGTTACTGTTACTTCATCTAACCCAGTTGTTGGTTTTGAAAGTCTATTCTTTCTCCCTATAAACTTATTGCCAAATTGCGGTGCTAAAGTGTGGGTAGGAGAAAACGTTATACTTACATCTAAGATAGTTGGTACTTCTGGTATATCCTCTATTCCTTTATCTAGGTCAGTTTGACGTTCAAGATCACCCGAATCATTTGTACTGTAAGTAGATGTATGCCAAGTGTAGTCTGTAGACCAGTCAAAAGTGACTTGCTCTATTACTCCTGGTTCTTGTATTAGGTACCCTCCTATAGTAACTGCTGCAAAATTACCTCTCATAAAGTTTTTTGCTGAATATGTAGGTGCTGTTACACCAGCTAGAAGGTTAAGCTTAGCATATAATGGCTTTAATTCATCTACTGAACTAGCGGCAACTTTAAATCCGAAATTTATACTCCTATTAAACCCCTTGTAAGATCTAAAATCTTCTGCTCGACCTATATACTTAAAAGAATCCCAAGTTCCTGTGTAAGCATCATTGAAACTAGTTAGGTAAGCTCTAAAAGGGAGTATTGTTACGTCAGGAACTTCATCTTGAGCTGATTGAGGTGTTATTATTTTAAAATTAAAGTCAATTAAATCTTTAAAAGCTTCTTTTGTTTTCTCTTCTATTGCTCCAGTATCTAGTGCGTCTATTATTCCTATAGAGCCACTTTTTGGAAATTTAGCAGTTATTCTATCTGTTGGGTTTAGTTTATACGAATCTCCATTTTCATCCTTTGGTGACTCTATTTCTATTTCACTATTTATTTTTTCAAATCCTTGACCTATACGTGTATAAAGTCCTTCAACTCTTGTATTTTGTGCTAGTTCAACTGCTTTAAATCCTACAGGTTCAGTGCCGACTCCTGATGCATAATACTCTGTATCGAGATCTTCTGGTTTTGTTGGTGTTGCTGCGTCTAGTGATTCCTGTCTTTTCTGTTTTCTAGATTTTTTAGCTTGCTGTAAAGTAGTTTCACCTCCATCGGTTATGGAGATGTTAGCTGTTTGTGTTCCGAATGTATCGAACTTAGTTAGAAGAGCGCCTCGTTCTTCCTGTCTTTCAGCTCCTTCTATCTTGGTGTTTATCACCTCTCCATTTAAAGATGCTACATGACCTTGTACTTTAGGTAAATAACCTCTTTTGCCCATAAATCCTTCAACAAAATGTGTACCTGTACCATTAACGGGTACTTGAGCAACCATAGAAGCAATTGACTTAGCTGAGGACCATCCTCCAGAAAGCAGTTTACCTATACCAGTCTTTCCTGCAGATTTTGACTGTATGCTTTTTTCTACTACATTTAGTGCTGTTTGATTTATTATATGTTTAACTCCTGGTGGAGTAGTAAGTAGCTTTGTGATTCTCTTTAAATCATCGGTTCTACGAGTTACTTCCATAGCAAGAGTGTTACGACTTGGTGGGTTGTTTATATCCTTAGTAACTAAAGGAGCTTCTACACCGAAGTCGCCATACTTAAGATCTCTTAAGTTAGTCTGTAGATCTATTAATGGCATATGGAATATGTTTTATTAAGTTAAATCTTGTGCTCTTTGATCAATACCTACTTCCGGAAGATTATCTAGATAGTTATTAGCGGGTTTCTTTCCTTTCAAACTTAACTCAGATTGACCTGCTAAAATATCAGGGTTATCTGTTATAGATGATTGAAAATGTAAGGTAGATGTTTTTTTAGCAGCATCTCTTTGTGCTGGAGTTTCTCCTTTTAATCCGTGTACTGAATTCTTTAAATTTTTTAATATTGACATTATTATAGTATTTAGTGTTATTATAAATAGTTTACTATGTACTTAATTTAGAACTTAAGACTAAAGTTTCACCGACCTTGCTACCATCTAGGTAAACATTACCTCCTTGTTTAACTATGCCAATTAATTCCATAAGTAGTTCCTCTACATTTCCTCCTAATTTTGTTCCTCCAGCCATGGTAATTGTATCCTTAGGATTGGATCTAATTGTAAAATCGTCCACATCCATACTGTCTGATGAACGTGATCTAGCCTGTGATATATCTCTAGCTGCTAAACCTGCATCTAACGCAACTGAAGCTGCTGTACCAAATCCTGGTATAATACTAGCTGCACCAGAGGCTAATTCCATTGCTGCACCTGCATAATCTCCTTTTGCTGCTCTACTTATAGCAAAACCTATTCCGGCCAATGCTCCGATTATCGGTATCTTCTTAAGAAGTGATTTACCAACTGCTTTTGCTCCTATTTTACCTGCTGTTTTGGCTATTGAACCGGTTCCTGCCTTTACTGCTGATTTAGCAGCTGCACCGTATACCATTTTACCGCCAGCTTTCATAATAGCTCCACCGCCTTTTGCTCCTGCTTTAGCTGCTTTTGCAGCAGTGCCACCTCCTTTTAAGATGCTCATCATTGACTTAGCTCCTGTGCCTAATGATTTAAATGTTTTAGCAAGTTTACTGAATTTGCCGAACAGAGATAGACCACCTATTGCTGTTAATGCTATAACGATTGTTTGTGCATTTTCAGATATCCAGGTAAAAGCTTTTCCAATTGGGTCTAATGCTGTAGCAAATTTAGTCATACTCTCAGTCATATCAGATTGAGCTTTTGCTGCTTTTTCTTGCAAAGACTTATTCTCCTGCTGTCTTATTAATTCAGTTCCTCCAGAAACAGCTCTTATTCCTGCTAGTGCTTTTTCTCTCTCGGCTTCATCTTTAATGGCTAGCGCTGTTTTAATTTTAGTTTTTAGCTGAGTAGTCATATCTTTTCCTTTGTCTACTCCAAGCGCTTTCAGTGCTTTTTCTTTTACTATAGAATCTGCTAGTTCTTCTCTAGTCATACCCATAGCTTTTGCTAAAGCTTGTTGCTGGTAAACATTCATTTCATTAAAATCTCCTGCTTCCTTTGTAATCCTAGCTATCTCAGCTGCTACTTCTGCTTGATTACCGTTCATAGAGGCTAATCTTAGCTTATCTAATTGTAAATCTTTACCGAGTAAAAGTTCTGCTTCCATTTCATTAGCAATAGAAGATTCAAAATCTAAATTATTCTCACTAATTCTCCCTACCTGTGCTAATGTAAGACCTAATTTTCTAGCATTAAATGCTGCTTTAGCCATTCCTCCAGGGAATTTACCGATTGTTAATGCTGTGGCATTCCCAGCTTCGGAAATATCCTTCATTACCTGTTGGTACTTAATCCCTGTTTTATTATTAACGTTCATTGCCTGAACTTGGCCAACTATAGCTTCGTTTTGGTCTTTAACGCTTTTACCTGTAGCCGATGCTAAAAAAGTAAGTTTAGTAGCTTCATCTGCAGATAAACCCAGTCTTTGCTGCATTGTTGCAAATGCTATAGCGTTTTCTTTATTAAATTTTACTGATGCACCTAGGGAGGAGACTGTTGAATTTTGGTACTCTATTAATTCACTTACTTTAAATTGACTCGCAATACCGTTGTCAACAAATTGATTGTTAAGTTTTTGTGCTTCGGCTCTCGATATGTTAAGGCTTCTAGAGAATTCTGTAACTCTTGTTTGACCTAGCTTTATACCCTCAACTATTTTGTTTACCCCAAAAGCTAGAGCAGCTTTTCCGAATACACCTACTAATTGTTTACCTCCAGATAATAGACCTTTAGCTCCACCTCCTGCATCTCTTGCAGCTTTTGCTGCTTTAGCGAATTCAGGGAGTACTTTATTTAGTCCGGGAATTTGTTTAGTAAACTCAGACATATTATCAAAGAAGGATACTGATTTATCTATGTTTTGTAGTTCTTTGCTTAGTCCTTTAGTTGCGTCTACTTGAGCTTGTATTGATACTACTGCTTCATTTTGTAGTTCTACAATACCTTTTAATCTCTCTCTTTCTTCCCCAGTTGCAGCTGCTGCTCTTAAAGTTAATCTTCTTTGTTGAGTCTTTAATGCTACTATATTTTTTTCTGCTTTGGCAACCATTGTCGCCATTTTCTTCGTAGCATTACGGTCTTTTAAGTCAGCTGCTGTAAAGCCTCTGAGCTTGCCGGCCATATCGATAGCGTCTTTGAAGTTAACCTTCATACCTTGAGCGTTATCTTTGGTACTATCTGTAAGCTTCTTTGTAGAGTCGTTGATAAGTTTAGAGATATCATTCAAACTCTCAAATATACCTTGAGATTCGTCCCTAAGTGTTGCTAAATCAGGTTTTATAAATTTAGGTTGTTCCTTTTGTTCGTCAGCCATGTTCTATTGTTATATAATATAAATAGCAAAAGCTTCTTTATTTCGAAGCTTTTGTTGAGTATCCTGGCTTAATAGCTGGTCCTACTGTTCTATTTTTCTTAGGTTCCGGTGGTTGATTAACTTCTGATTGTTTTGTCATGTAGTCTTGAATCTTTTTGAAAGTAAAAAGTCTTAACCAAATAGGCATATTATATACAGTAGCCCAATCATACCCTCCATTACCAAAGTACACTATCTCATGTATTTGAGAAAATAATCCTATCCTATAATCCTGCGTCAGGCCAAAAAAAGTTAAGGCTAATAGGAATATCGACGTCCTCCTCACCGCCGGCCTGATTCCTAACTTCGACCTTCATAATTATATCTGGTTGTATTCTTTGGTATTCTGCTCTTAAAGCTCTTGCATCTTTAGCTAGTAAATAGTTATCTACAAACTCTCTAATATCTTTTACTTCTCTACTTCCGTTTACTGAAGTGATCATTCTTTTAAGTCTAGTAGTTGATTCAGGAGAAGTACCCTTATGTATTTTCTTAAGTCCTGCTATTTCGTTATCTATAATACCTTCATCACCGTGCGTTAGTAACTTATATGTTACAACGTTCTCTGTTGCTGGTAATTTAAAGTTAAATTCATTAGCTCTGCTCTGAACAGTTTCTTCATCTAAGTACTTTAAAGGGAGTGTAGAAAGATCAGCTTTTTGTTCTATTCCGTCATACATAAACTCATAATCTTTACCGTAAGAAAGTATTCTTGCTGCAAACATTAAAGCGTTTTTATCTCCTATTAAAATATCTTTATAGTTAATAGTCTTATCTACTATTAAAGACTTCATTAGCTTATCAATAACTGTTCCGTTTCTTATGTAGTTTTGATTTGTAAGTAAGTCCTCTTCTTTAG